AAAATAAATAAAATTTCTATGGAGTTTATTGGATTTAGATTTGAAAAAACAACTATGACTATGCTACATGAAGTTGGTTCTTATACAAAACAATTTAAAACCTATGATGAATTTTATGATGATATAATAAAAGTCATTAAGATAAAACAAATTGTGTAGAGAAGAGAGGATGGTACTAGAAAATGTTTATATTTAATTGGATTTTAGAATATCTTATTAGTAAAATTTTATATAGTTACAAACCTATATGCTGTGTTATTGTAAATATTGTTATGGATACAAATAATATAGTTTGTGAAGAAGAGGAAAATAATATTAAAGAAGATTTAATTAATTTTAATGGTAAACTGTACCATTATTGTATTTACTTAGCTCATCCGGAAAAAATAGTAAGAAATCCTAAAATAATAGATAATATTTTAAATCTTAAAGAAAACGATAAGGAATTAAAAAGATTTAGAGAAAATTTTTATTTATATGAGAAGTATTCTAAATATATACAATATATACGTGTCATTTTTTCTTATGAGTATAAAAATAGTATTTGTGATTTTATTAGAAGAGACCTTGATATAGTTCTTCCTAACATGAATTCATTAGCTACAGATAAAGATATTGAGTTAGAATATTCTATTGTAAAACGTTACAACGATATTTATGCTAAGGAGTACCGTTCAGAAGATATTACTATAGGGTCTTTTAAAGATTTTGATAGATTAGTAGTTTATAATAGTATTTTAAGAAGATTAAAGAAAGATTCAATATTAAAATAAGAAAGGATGTGAAAATCGAATGGGAGATTGGGTATATTTTAGTTTCTATGATAAGAAAAACCTTAGTGGATATAATTGCACTAATTATAAAATTCCTTCTAATGTATTTTATAATTTATTGAAGGAAAATAAAAAAGATTACTTAAAACTATTTTCCATTAGACCTGAACAAATAAAGAAGTATCTAGATAGGATTGATGGTATTAAAAAAGAAAATGGTGATGATCTCAGTAAATTGATTTGTAATGTTATGAATTTAGATAATCTTGACAATGAAGAATATTTCTACGTTATTTGTATACCCTTTATTATTAAAAAGAAATATTCAATTACAGATTCTGATGTGGTAGTAATAGTTAGTAAAGATAAAAATGATAAAGGAAATAAACTATCATATTTTAATATACAATCGTCTAAAAGTGGGTTTACACTTATTAGGAAACTTGACCCTTCAGTGGATACCGATTTTGTAGATATGACACTATGCAAATTTAATCTCAATAAAGAAATGGGTGAAATATTAGAAGTAAAAAATGGAATTATTGGACCGAATTGCGATATGTATGCAACAAATATTCCTTCAGAAATATCATATGATTGTAAATCATATAAAACAGAAATAACACTTTTTGATGTTCTTGAACATAAGAGTCTCATTAATATAATTAATTATAAAGATAAAGAGTTAGTTGAATTTATAAAAACTATTCAAAGAGATTGTGGAGAGGATGATATAAATCTTAAATTTAAAATTAATCTTGATTATTATGGAATAAATAACATTCATGTTATTATCCAGTTTGTTGTATCCAATGTAAATATGAATAATACTTTTGAGAATTACGAGTACACCATGAGTGTATTTAAGGAAAATAAATCTGAGGGGGTTCGTGGATATAGTAAATGTATAATAAATAATAAGAAAATTAGTTATAACCAATTCTCAGAAGAGTTAAGAGATATTTTAATAGCTTAGTTTTAGAAAGGGAGTATTTATAATGAATGAGATAAAGTTTTTATTTACGTTTTATAAGGATAATCAATTCAATATTAAGATTGATCTTTTCATGAGCTCTAAAGAGTTCATGGATCATTTTAGCGATTCTAATGTTGATTTTAGGGAAATATTATTCTCTGGAAATTTAGAATTATTGAGAAAATATTTATGTGACAATTGTAGTTCTGCTAGATCCATTTGGCATAGTTCAGATTCTCTTAATAATATAGGAGAATTTTTATTCCGAATGGAAAAAGAAGGATATGACTCTGCTTGCTTAATTCAGATTCCTATCTTAAGAGAAAAAGGAGAAGATTCTGAAGGAATTTTATATAATATCTATATGGATGGAGGAGATGGAAATAACTTCTATTTTGATATAACAAATGGACGTCCTTTAGGTTGTGCAGTATATGGAACACGACTTTATCCTAGAGAAGGAACAACAAAGAAAATTTATCCTAAAGAAAGAATAACAAAGAAAAAATTAATAAGCATGATTTCCAAATTATCTCTTAATGATAAAAATATCTTAGAAAGTAAAGATAATTTTGGGTATAGAACGTTATCGATAGATGTGAAAATAAATAAAAATTATGCTAGCTGTATATTAACAGATTATAAACAGATCTATCATTCTAGAACTATAATGGATTTATTAGAAACTGGATCTGCTAGTGATGGTAGATCTAGATGTATAAAAAATATTGCCAATGCATATGATAATAATGATAAATTAGAATTTAGTATGATTCTAAATTATATAAATGGATTAGATAAAGAGAAATACACTATGACTTATATTATCTCTGGAAGTAATAGTATTGATGATAAGATAAAAGATTGCGATTTATTAATTGTAAAGAAAGTATGGAATAAGGAGATACTTATTAATAAAGGAGAATTAAATGAGGTCGCATATAAAGCATCTACTTCTACTATTTATGAAAAGACAGTATCTTATAAAGAATTTATAAAGTCTATTAAAGAGGTAAGTTTAATTTAAGAATAAGAGGATGGGTTGATTCCCATCCTCTTTTATTTTTTGTAAAATTAGACTTTTCTAATTGTATATTATTATAGTGAATAAAAAATAAATTTTGTTTTGGGATATATAAATATCCCAGAAGGAGGAGATTTAAATGAAAGTTAGTAAAATTTAGTTTGATCAGGGTAAGGTTATCTTGACCGATGAAGACGGGTATGCCTATAGCTTTAAATCATCCCGTCTTTTGGAAATTGCTTATGCGGCAATTTCCTGTGTTCCTAGCTCTCAAAAGGAGTTATGGGACAGCCATTTTCTTGACTTCTATAGAAGTCAAGAATTCTTTAATAGTGGTTATACTATTAAAGAATTTAGTAATGACTTCATTACCATTGCTTTAAATGGTAATGAAGTTGAAGTACCTATTAACTGGGTTGCGTTTTATAACTCGACCCTGGAAGGGTACTTCCTTACCGAAACCTTTCCTGAAGTTTCGGGAAAAATAAATCTGGTAGTTAACTACCACGATTTATTTTGGCAAGGGTATTCAAAGGACGATGTCCTTGCCGGTCGATTTGAATTGATCGACCACTGTAAGAGTTATGCTTAAAGGCATAGCTCTTACTTATTTTATAATTTAGTTTTTGTTTGGCACTGGGGAGTGCCAAGAAGGAGGAACTTAGTATGAAAAAAATAAAATTTTATTTCAATGTAGTTGACACAGCTGTCAACTACATCATATCTTGTGATAAGGATAATGGAAATATTATCCTTAAACAAGATATGAACTCAGACCCGACAGTTATAGAACTTACTTGGTCTGAGTTCAAAAAAGAAATTTGTTGTGTTTATAATAAAATAAACACAACAATTATCGCCACTAATGGCGATAATAGAGTATATTATAATATTGATATACTCGCTGGGGATTCTTATGTAATCCCCTATATTGTAGAGATGAAGAAAAGCTTCATCTCTAAGATGATGAGGGAAGATGTTTATGTTTTCCCTTCATTATCTTATCCTATCATGTCTGCAGATGACATGATAGATGAAGTTAGGCAGTTCTTAGAAGTAGAAAGAACTGCCTAGATTTACACCTCTTAAATATAAAAAAGAGGAGGTGTAAAGTTATGCGTATCCACTGTGATATTGAGAGTGAAGTAACTATCTGTGAATATTAATAATAGTTACTTCACTTTATTTTGGTTTGTAATATTCCGCTTTCATAATAATATATTATAATATTGAAAGCGGAATATATTTTATTTCGTTTTTTAGGGAATACTTACTGTGTTCCCAAACTTTGTTTTATGCCAGTGGGAGCTGGCAGAGAGGAGATTATTATGAAAAACTTGCTTGAAAACACAAAGATGTTGGGTGCTATTGTATCCAATATTGAGAACTGCGAAAGATCGTTCCAGGATAAGGGTCTGGAATCTTTGTCTGTCTCATTAAATAAAAATGAGACAAGCGAAGTTATTGTCGACATCGTAGGAAGTTTCGATGTCGATAAAGTCCTCGAGAAAATTCAAGAGGACGTTATTCTCTATGGGGGAGATAAATTCCTTCCCCATGGGGATGATAAGTTTTCTTTCATTCTTAATCAAATGAAGGAAGTCCGGAAGACTTTCGATTATATGATTGAAAGTTTTCAGGTTAGCTTCAACTCTGATAAAGAGGGGAAGTTGATCATGGATATAGTTTGCTCGATTAATGCGAGCAAACTTCGGAAGAAAGGAAATGAAGTCCTTTCATCTAAAAGGAAAGAAGTAGTTACTGATCTTGATTACGAAAAAATATCAAGAGAAGTAGACAAGGCTTCAGAAGAAATTCTGAAGAAAACTTCTTGCGGCATTAAAGAATTGCAAGAAGAAATAAAAAAGAAATACTCCGATGATGATTTCTTTAAAGAAATCTTTGGAGATAAGGAAGACTTAAAATAAGTCTTCCTTTACCTTTATACTGACAAAGGAGGTGAATAGTATGAAGGTAGTTAACCTTACTCCCCATCCGGTAAACATATATCGGGATGGGGAGCTGGTTGTTACTTACGAACCGTCTGGTACGATCGCCAGAGTGGGGTTCGTAAGTAATGAAGTCGGCAGCATTGACGGAGTTCCCGTTAGTGTGACCGGCTTTGGTCCTACTACTGACCTCCCGAGTCATGAAGAGGATACGATCTTTATCGTATCCTTGTTGGTTAGGCAAGCCAACCCTGGTAGAAAGGACCTCGTCAATCCCGATGGTCCGATCTATTCGGAAGAAAATCCTCGGCAAGTGATCGGTTGTCGAGGTTTCTCTATCAACCAGTAATGGTTGATAGAGAACCGTAAGGGAAGTTATCTGTGATACCTTCCCTTATTTTTTTATAAACCCCATCCCAATTTAATGGGATGGGGTTAGATTATATTACGTATAATATCCAGTTAAGCGAATTTTAAATGATTTATTACCAGGTGTACTGTTAATAGGTGCATTGATGCGGAAAGATACAGTAGCAACATTGGCTCCACTTGTATCTAACTGACCATCGTTCATAGTACCTTTAAGAATACCTTCACCAGCAGTAGCTGTGTTTGCAGTAACTTTCTTAGATGCAAATGCAGAACCAGAACCACCGATCTTCATCCAATCGGATTCAGCTTTCATTTTGCATTCTACCCATTTATCACGAGCAACATCTTCAGTTGCTGTGTTACCATTAGCATCAAGAACAGTAAGAGTACATTCACGAAGGTCGGAATGGTCTTCTGTATTATTTCCACGGTTGTTCCAGATATTTACTACTAATGCAGCCGAGGGTTCTTGTGCTTTTACAGTACCAACACTCCATGTGTCAACAGTACTTGTATTTGCTTCATTATATAAAGTAATTACAGGACCTAAATTAGCAGGCATAATATTTCCTCCAATTATAATTTAAACATAATATCCGTTAATACGGATTTTATAGGATTTAGTACCAGGAGTTGCATTTACAGGTACTACAACCTTAATATTTACTTTGCAATAGTTTTGCTTAGATGATGTAGTATTTTTATTGCCATCATTTACAGTGCCTTTGATTGTATAGTCACCAGACCCTACAAGTCCTTCAGCCTGTAAATGTTTTGCATCAGAACCACCAACAGGTGTCCAAACATTAACATTTCCATCAATCTTAGGTACGTTTACACGAACCCATTTACCTACTATAACTTCACTATTAGCAGAACCATCAATGTCTAAAGCAGTGATAGTTGCATCTTTGAGATCGGAAATAGCAGCCGATCCATTACGATTATTCCATACATAAATACTGAATACAGGAGATTCATTAGAAGCCTGAACTACACCTGCGTCCCAATTCGTTACAGAACGATCAGAATCGTCTACAATAGTAATACTAGGAGCTGCCATTAAAAATAATCCTCCTTCTTAAAAATATATTATATGATTGTTATATCATGGAGACTTAACCTCAATCTTTGCATTGATTAAAGATGTATAACTTCTTCTAATTTCTAATTCGCAAGTACTATTTAACTTAGTAAGACTTCTAAATTTAGAGTCGTCCAAATCTGAAAAATCCATTATTGTTACTTTTTTCAATTTAGGACAATTAAAGAACATTCCAGCTATATTAGGCGGTGCTATATCTTCTACCCATTTATCAAGATTATCTGTCCATCCATCACTATAAGTATTACCAATAGCATTCATATCGATAATACCTTTAATCTCTTCTAGATTTTCGCAATTACTAAACATTCGTTCAAAATTACCAACTCTAGAAAAGTCTATTCCAGTTACATCTATGGTTTTAATACTCTTGAGATCATTAAACATTAATCTTGCATTATTAAATCTGTGATTCTGACCCATCTTAGGAACTTTTAATTCAGTTAATCCTTCTAATTGTCCAAACATATTATCTGTATTTTCTACATTTGGAAATGAAAGCATAGACAAATCTAATTTTTTTAATCCATTATTTACACTAGGATGGAATTCATTCTTAAACATATCTCTACAATATTTAACTTTATTTAGTTTACCAGCCCAAGGGGAAAGATCTACTGTTTCTAAACTAGCACAACTAGTAAAACATCTAGTCATATTATCACAAAAAGTAGGATCTGTGTATCTAATAAATGGACTTAGATCTTTAGCATATATCATATTGTAAAATGCTTGTTCCATATTACTAGTAAAATGCATAGTCTTGAAGAATTCTTTTTTCTTTACAGGATCCAAAGAATTCTCTTCATCTATATAAGCATCATAAATCCATCCTGCTTTTAAATAACCCTTTAATTTATCTCTACCAAAATTAGAGAAGTTTTCTAGTTGTGAATTAAATAAAGCTTTAACCCAGACATTATAATCTTCATAAGGAACTATTTGGTCTGGGTTGGTTAAGCGTGTTTGACTCTCATTCACTACTTCATTTGCAAATAATTGTAAATCAAATTTTATATTCATAATTATCTACTCGATGATTTTATAAGTAATATCAGGAGTTCCATCTTGTAATGTATTTATATTTATAAATTCAGGAATGGTTTGAGTTTCTTTAAAATAGTTATCTTCCATATCAGGATTCTTATAAATAGATTGATATAAAGATTCATAATCATTCAATCCAATAAACTTAATATATACTAATTGATCCCTGTAGATATTGGTAATATAAGTAATCAGATTAGGAATATGAAGATCAGTAAGATTATTGATATCTTCAATATAATCTTTAATAGAATTGGTAATATCATCTAAAGTAGAAGCAGATTCATCTTTAGATTGGAATTTAACTTCAAATTTCAATGACAGATTTATTCTATCAATATTTTCTTTTCTATCAATATTGTACATCTTAGATTTTCCATAAGTATTGAAGAATTTATAATCTATTCCAAAAGAATCTTCTAATAAGAATACTGCTTGTTGGATATATAATCTTCTTTCATCAATCATTTCTACTATCTTATTTACTCGTTCATTAGAATTTAAATATAAATCTCTTACCACAGGAATTTTGTGAAGTTTATATCCTTGATTACCAAATTCTTCATCTTTAGTAAGCTCGATATAAGAATTATTAAAATCACTGTAATCATAGAATATATCTATTCCATCATCTCCTGTAGAATATACATTTAATAGACTCCATCCATCAAGATTAGGAACTAAATCATCTAAATTTCCTTTCACTTTATTTATTTCAAAATGTCTTCCATAATCTAAATCTTCTTTAGCTACAAAGAAGAATTTTACCTTAAGATTAGAAGGTAGGTAAGTTCCTATAGCACTTCCGCTCTTAATATTATTTAACCCACTAGGAGAGTAGATATAACTATCCTTAGTGGAGATTAAATCATTGATATTAAACTTAAACTTCAAATCATATTGATATCCACTTTGATTATAGGATACAAGATTTGAAACCATGTATCTAAATGGATATTCTTTACCATTATCATTTTTTCTATATAATACAGCATATACTCTAAAGTTTAATTCTGCTATGGTAGTACCATCATCTTCATATTTTACTAATTGGAAATCAGTACCTATAGATTGGAAGCAGGTCATATCTATATTAAATGTATCATATCCATCAAAGAGATTTCTATATACATGAACATTTCCTGCTACGAATTGAATAATGGATGAATTATTTACATACTCAAAGTATAATTCCCTATAGTAATTTACAAGAGTTAGATAATATGAAGCATAAAAAGGATTCTTATTAATACAAATAAGATAAGGATTTGTATATAAAAACCCACTCTTATCTAATGCCTTTTCTTGATCAGTACCAGATATTACAATAGAATTAGCTGTATCATCATCTATATCAGCATAGAACTTGGTTCCAGGTTTTATTATAATATTTCCCTTATTATTATTAGCAAATACATCAGGAGATATATAAGAATTAATTGTATTAGTAGGAATAATATTATTTCCATCTTTCATCATAAGATATACATAATACAATCTTTCTATTTGATTATGGACTTTTCTAAGAAGATATAATCTGCAATCATTTCTCTGTAATGAATTAAAGAAGTTATCTAAGTCTTTATATGTAGAGATAGATCCTCTAGACAATGCTTCAGCTGGTATAGCTCTTTTTAATTCACTAATATTTAATTTATTATCCCCATAATGAGAATCAGACATACTCATCAAGATAATATACATGCCGGTATAAGGATATTTATCAGATTTATAAGGCATCATTTCTTGATATTGATTTAGTTTAAAATTACATTTTTCTCCAAGAGTTGTATATACATGAACAACTATTTCAGAGTTTCTTCTAGGTTGTGAATCTCTATCAAAACGTAATCGAATTGTCTTTTCATCAAGATATGAATAATTGATAAAATTCTTATTGGTATCTAAGGTATAATCATATAATCCATCATAGATAGGTTCATAATATACCGCATCTTTATAAGTTCCATCTTCTTGTTCTTCAGATACAGTTACATAAAAATATGCTAATTGATCTTCAAATGTAAAACTAAAGATCTTTGTTTCAAGAGGATTATTGATGATTACTTTTTTATAAATTTGAGTATGGGTTACTTGACGTATTAAAGTCTTAATAGAGATCATTCTATCCCCAGAGATATTTAATACACCAAGATAAGGAAGATAAGGGTTCGTTGTAGATGATAATTTATTTGTATTATCTAAATCATATCTAGCTGTATAAACTACTTCCCCATTAGGTAAATAATGTCTAGTAACTATAATATCATAATCTAAATGATAAGGATATTTTGTAGTTTCTCCAATATAAAAAATATATTCTTTGTCTATAACAAATTTATTATTTTTCATATTATGAACCATCTGTGTTTCAGGAATATTCAAAGTCACATCAATATATGCAGGTTTAGCTGTAATACTATTGATTCCCAAAGCTAATGCATGAGAAATTACATTTCTTTCATATTTAGCTTTAGTAGGAATAGCTTCATTTGAATATTCGGATGCAGTGATTGCTGTGTTTTCTAAAAGGTTTCCAAATATAGAGGATAAATACCCATATACACCAAGAACCAATGTATCTTCAGGTATATCTATATATTTGGCTTTTAATTTATCTATAAATTCAGATACTTTGTAGATATCTGTATTTAAAATATTTGTACTATTGTACGCCATTAATACTATCCTCCAATATTAGAATTTGTTCATTCTTTTGGCTTCAGTAGCCTTTTCCAACTCTTTAGGAGTCATGTCTTTATTAAATGTAATACCAGCATAACTTCCAATTGTATTAGCTACATTTTGAATTTCATCTGTAGTTGTTTCTACAGCAGATTTGGTATTAGTATCTTGATTTGCCCAACTTACAGCAGGGTCATTTCCTGTATTTGTACTCCATTTAAGCATGGGAAGTTTATAACCTCTCCAATCGGGTTCTTTAGGGTAATAGATATATGGATAGTCTCCACTTTCTCCAGACATAGCTCCTATTGAATCATCCCACAAAGGAATTTCATTATAAGTAGGATTGGTCATAGTCCCATCTTTCCAATTTGCTACTAATGTATTAAAATCAGAAAGTATATTTGGTTCCATATCTTCAAAGAACCCACTAAGTTTAAACCCAATAGTAACTTTTAAAGGTCCTGATTGAGGGATTTCACTAAATGAAGATCTAGAAATAGTCTTAGGAAATACTCCTGTAAATTTAGAGAAATGAAGAATGGTCTCTCCATCATCATCTACTAAGAACCTAAATATACTAATATGATCATAGAGAATCTTATTCAAAATATATTCTTTCTTAGGAGGAAGTAATCCTAACCATTTCAACTGTCTAGCATAATCCCATGTTTTAAAATAGTTATAAATTTCAAGATATCTAGTATCTTCAAATTCAATAGTAAAGTCAACATTTTCATCAGAACTGATAGATGATTTAGGATATAAAATTCTAGACCCAAACATATTTTGAGCTGTTTCTAATTCATCTACAGCCAAATCTGGAATATCAATATTCGATGTTTTTCTATTACTAAGGATACGAACAAATGGGCAGTTCTTTTCAGAACTACCATCACTAGTACCATAACATAGATTTTCTAGAACTGTATATAGGTATCCATGAGAATATAACCAATTAAAATATGGAAATTGGCTGGCTGCATCTGATAACCAACCAGATTTATTATAGTCAAATCCAGTTTCAGTTTGATATCTTAATATAGGTAAATCAGGTTTGGTAAAGAAAGCATATTCTCTAGCACCCTGTACATGGTTAAAAGGATCTATTCTAGGATATCTATAAAAGGTAGTCCAGTATTTCATATCTTCTGGTTCATATATCCCATTAGCCCTCATTAATCTTCTCATCTCAGATTCGTGATTATTTATATCTGAGGTTAGATTTACATATTCTTCATCTGTTTCCGCAGGAGATATACCGTTTGTATTATTACTTTCTTCAGTGGTGTTTGTTATTGATACTTCTACTCCATCACCAGTAACTACAGAAGATTTTCGGTTTAATCTATCCCACGAAGTATTAGAATTGTCATAAAATGGCATTAATTTTTCACCACCAAAATGCAAAAAGTTACAATCATTATACCTATGTCAAAATGTATAATTTTATAATCTTATTGTATTAGGCTAATCCTTTGACATTATCATAATTATCTTGAAAAGATAATTATATCGATATAATTAATTTTTTATTGTAGGAGGAAATATTTCATGCATGAATATAAGACTCTTTTAGATGAAGCCAGTTCTGGTCCGTTGTCTGGGATTTTAGATATCCTTGGATTAGATGCTGAAGCTATTGCTAGTGGAATTACAGGTACACTTGCAAAAAGCAAAATTCCTGGCGAATTTAAAATGACTAGCAATATTGCTAAAGAAGCCAAAGGGCTTACAGCTGTTTTTCCTGTATTAGTTAGTGAAGCAGTTGGTATTGAAGAAGCACAAATGATTACAAAGGCTGCAGAACGTAAATATGTTTCTATGTTGCAAATGTTGTTTGCAGCAAGTCAAATTACCGACGCTAAGAGTGCTCAAGCATATTTGAAGAGATTCCACAACAATATCTCTACTACTCTTGATCTTAGTGATATGAATGTAGATGATGTAATTGATTTTGCAAATAAGCTTGATGAAGAAGTCAAAATCTCTGCATATGGTAATGCTAAGATTAATGAAGCAACCCAAGCAGTTCTTAAAGATCTTGCACATAATGATGACTATTATACCCAGCTTAGTGAAGGTATAAATTCTTATTCTTTAAATGATTATAGTGTTACTAAAGATTTTGGTGACTATAAAGCATTTAGAAAGAGTATTAGTGAAGAAACAAGAATTACAGATTCTACTCGTACTGAAACTAAGAAAAGTGGTAATAGTGGGGTTACAACCGTTACTATAAATACTACTGAAACTATTAAGAAAGATAAGAGTACTCAAGAACTTGAAACTATGCAGAGATATAAGACTCTTAGTGATATCTTAAAGAACAACAGCACTATTTACAAAGACTCTGTATCTAGAATTAAAGATGCTTCTGAAATTCTTTCTAAACAGATTATCTCTACAGATATTAAGAAAGCTAATGAAGCAACTCCTAGCTTAATGATTATCAACTTTGTTACTCAAGCTAATGGTACAGATAATGAAATAGTTAATACTGCTGTAATTGGTGTAAAATGTATCATCCATTATGTATCTTCTAATGAAATGATGAATCGTATGGTTCTTAAGAATAATGATCGTCGTGGTTTATTTAATTTCATTCGAGCTACTACTGGAGAAATTAAATTCTTTAAAGATTTCTTATTCGCTGTAGATCGTGCTAAGATTGATGCTGTTGCAAAGACAAATAAAGGATCTGACTCTAAGATTTGGAAGATGCTTGAAATCCGTGCAAATCGTGCTAAGATCAATAATAAAGCTCGTGGTGATAATTCTGCATGTGCAGCTATTACAATGCTTGTACTTTCGTCTGAAGAAGTAGAAGTAGTTAAGAGTGTATATCGTGTAGACTTGAATAATTCTTCTACTATGCTTGGGGTTATGAGAGGATATAACTTTATTGGTGTTGGTATTGTTGATGCTGTAAACGAAAAGATTAAGTTCTTATATGATGATGGAACTAAGAACTTTGAAACAATGTCCTTTATGGCTCTTGAACGTGAACAGAGTAATGGGGAATATAAGAAAATGATTAATACTCTTGTGAAGGGGCGGTAATAAAAAATGATTCTTTTTGAACGTATTAATGAAGATAATAATACGGATGGCCGTGTAAATTCTCAGTTAACTACAGATAAAACAGATACAAACCAAAATGGGGATAATATGATTATGAGTGATCCTAAAAATGGATTTGAAAATCCTGCTAGTCATTCTATTCCTAAACCGGCTAATGCTATTGGATCTGCAGCTAATAATCAACCCCCTCAACAACAAGCCAATGTTCCTCAATCGCAAGTAAATGGACCTTATAATAGAGCTGTAGGAGAAGCTGTTATGACTCAACAATTTAAAGATGCTATTTCTGAGCATATGGATATTACAGATTATAAAACGATTACCTGTCTTTATAATCTCGATGAAGCAGAGCAAAATACTGCCCTTCTTTCTCTTACAAATCGTTTATATCAAATGATTGTAAATAAGATTGATACTTTTGATAAAGGTGATATTGCTCGTACTAGAGGCAATATTAGAAAATTACCTAAATATGACGATCTTTGTGAATGCGTTGCAGTATTGATGGGTATTTTTGAAAAGTATCATGAAGATACAAAACCTGTTCAAGAAATTAGTAATGCTATTTCTAATATTGAAAATCTTGATGATGTATTTACACAGTCTTATATGGCTAAAGTAGATTTTGGCCAGGTTATGTATGAAACAATGACTCTTGCTTGTATTAGTTCTGTTTCTTATATGATTGCTGCTTGCATCGAATATGTAAAAGATCCTAAGAAAGATGGACTTACCATTGTTCTTGATAAAACAGGTGTATCTAAAGTAAAAGAACATCTTCTTTATGAAAATATTTGTAAATTCAATACGGCTTGTAAAACAGGCGATATTGAAAATGCACTTCGTCCTCTGATTAAAGCTAGAGCTAGAAACTTTGTAGGAGCTCTTGGTTTTATTAAAGCTGCCGCTATTGCTATTCCCTTGGTATTAGCTCTTATTCCCATGATCAAAGATGTAGTATATTACTTCTTTGCTGCTCGTCAACGTGTATCTGTATACTTTGATATCCAAGGTGATCTTCTTGAAATGAATGCTCATGAATTAGAAGAAAATCCTGATATTCAAACAGATGGAGATAGAAAAACTGTAATCCGTAAACAAATAGCTATTGCTAATAGTTTCCATAAGATTGCTGATAAATTAGCTGTAGAAGCTAAGACTGCTGAAAATAAAGCCACTACAGAGATTAAGAAGGATGATAAGAAACAAAAGATTGATGATATCGATACAGATCCTTCCTCTTCTGATGGACCTTTATTCTAGGAGTGGTGAATATGTTAGTATATGGAAAACAAGCAAAAACGAATCTTGAAAAAGATGATTACAATCTTAATTGGGAACCTGAGAAAGAAATAACAAGGGAAGAAAAGAATAATATTGAAAATGCGTTAAAAGATTATGATTATAAAATCCCATCAGATATAATGAGGTTTATAATCAAGCATTACTATGATAAGATTATCCCTTCTGAATCAAAGGATACTTTTGATACAGAAGATCTTCCTGGAATAAGAATATACGATTTCTTTAATTTTAATCCTTTAATTACATCATCTAGACAATTAACTTATGATATTTATCAAAATGGTAATTGTGAAAATTATGATAAATCGGCTATTGAAGGAACTGTATTTGAAAGAAATAAATTATATCCTATCATGTGGGCTTCTCATGAAATGATTATATGTTGCGATTCTAAAGGATGCATTTTTATGGTTTGCCCTGAAGAAACCGTAACCAAGATTGGTGACTCCTTTGATGAGTTCTTGGGAAAATTATATATGAGTAATTACTAATAATCGGAGGTTTCGTATAAATGATGATGTTTAAAAGAGCATCCAAAAGTAATGCGGATTTCATCCGTGAAGAATTGGAACGGCAAGCTCTTAAAGAAGATACAATTAATTTATATCCTGATAAAGATGTAGATCTTAATCATGATTTTGATGTATATGATACATACTATACAAAAAAAGATAAAGCTGTTGTAGATAAAGATATTTTAAATAACTTCTCTGAACAAGTTCGTACAGATTTGTTGACGAAATGTCTTTATGATGGAATGCTTAAGAAAGTTCTTAAAGAACAATATGCAAATAAGCATGAAAAAGCTTTGGCTAAGAATCTTGTAAAGAATTTTATTAAAGAACACGGTACTATTAATTTGATTAACTCTTTTAAAAATAAAAGTGTTTATTTGAATGAATGGTATGAAGATATTGTAGCTTATCATGATGCTATTATGGAACAGGCAACAGCTGTTGCTGTATCTGTAGGAATTCCTGAAAAAAATATTTTTGAAATCGAAGATAAGACTATTAAAGATTTTATCATTGATACAAAAGATACAATTCCTCATGATATTACAAAGATTATTACAAACCGTGTAGAAGATGCAGTATCTGATTTTGTAGATAGTAACAAGAAACAAAAAGAAGAACTTAGAAAAGTTTATGAAAAAGCTAAACAAAAGTTAGATACCATTGATGATATGGATAATACTATTAATTCTAATGATCCTTTAATGCAGGATTTTAATGGAGATCCTAATACAGAATTGGATCCAAAATATAATATACAACAAGAAGCAGTACGTATGATTCGCTCTAAACAACGTTCTTTTAGAGAACAAGCAAAGAATGTATTCTCTATTATGACTGATAATACATTAGAAGTTATTCATCGCAATCAAATTATCAAAGAAGCTTATACTACTGGATTAAATAATCGTATTGATTTCCAGAAATTGGTTAATGATACAAAAGTAATGTATTCCTTTATGGAATGTGTAAATACTTTGGGTATTGTTGATCTTGATGAAAATGAAATTGCTAGTATTTTGAATAAGATGAAGAATTCTATTCGGGAAGATAATAGTGTTCCTAGTGGTACATCTAGTGCTCCTACTACACCTCCTAAAACTTCTGGAACTATGAGTGTTAATACACCTTCATCTACTTCAGCACCTGCTATTTCTACTACTTCTGGAACTCATGTAACTCCTCCTACATCTCCTAGTAGTACACCTTCTAATTCTACAACTCCTGTTAATAACTCTACTCCTGGTATGATGTAAAAAAAATAAGGGTACTGCTAAATGCAGTACCCTATATTCTTTTCAAATCTTAGAACATGTCAGAAATGAGAGAGAATGCTTCAGAAGCATCATCTGCTGCAGAATCATCATTAAGATATTCATACAATTTCTGACCACCATATACAGCAGCTGCACCAACTGCTGCACCAAAGAAGAAGCTATAATCATTTTCTTCAGATTCTTCTTTAGATTCTTTCTTTTCTACAACTTCTTCCTTCTTAGGTTCTTCTTTTACTTCTTCTTTAATTGCAACCTGGGGAGCAGGAAGATTTGCATTAGCTTTCTGTGCATTTTCTACTGCTTCCTTAATAAGATTATTCAAATCATTCTTACTAATAGTTACAGTACCAGCATTAGTATTATCAGGTACTACTTCCGTGCTATTCATTGCTGCAGTTTGTTTATACATTTCTTCTTTTCCTCCTTCTGCTTTAACAGGAATAATTTCTTCTTTAGATTCTTTAGCTTGTTTAAGTTCTGCTTTAAGATCATTAATCATCGAAACCAATTGTTCTGTTGTCGGTGCTGCAGTCTTTTCTTTATTTCCTTCAACAAGTTTAGTTCCTTGCTTTGCTTCTACCTTTTTAACTGCACTAGCAACCTTAGCTTGTTCTTTTTGTTGTGTTGCATCTACAACAACTTCATTATGAGTTCTTTGAGTTTCTTGAGCTTTGTTCATTTCGTTTTCTTCTCCTTTAACAACATTATTAGAATTTTTACCTTCAATTGTTACAAAATCTTCAAGTCCAATACCTTCACTAATGAATTGGACATTTTCAGTATCGCTATTAATTTCCTCATTTTGCGGTACCTGAGCTGTTGCTTTAGGTTGCCCTAAACTAATCATTTTGTTCCCTTTCTTTCTTTTAGACATTGTACTACCTCCTCTTTTTTGATTCTTAAAAAAAGTTTTAGTTAAACAATATTTAATTAAATATTGGAAATCCTTATCTGGACTTCACTATTATAATATATAATTGATTGATTTTTTAAAAGAAAAAAAATATTGGGTAAGAGGAATAACCTCTTACCCATGAAATTTTATATTTGAATAAGGTATGTTTTATCACTAATTTTTGCACAAGTAAAAAAAGAATCCAAACAATTTATTTCAGTAACGTATTTTGCTTCTTCATTAGATAAGAAGCTTAAATCATTATTTAATAAGATATGCTTTAAACACATACGAATACATTCTACAAGGTAATTTGAAATATCTTTATTAGAATTAGGATACATGTAAAGATAAGAATTTCCTGAATTATTGTATAATACTTTATAGCAAATATTACCATTCTTGATATCATCCCAATTATCAAGATATTCTGTAATATTGTCTACAGAGAAAATATTGTTTTTTAAAAGATTGATTTTGATATCGTTATAATTTACCATGTCATTTGTAATAGAATCGCACATTTTTAAATCGTTAATTAATCTCATTATATGATATACCATCCTTTATATTTTTAATTAAAGAATTTTATATCATCCAATCCAAGTCTCTTTGAAGCTGATTTATATTGATATTTATTGTAAAGCATATTCATATATCTTAAAGTTATTTCTATTCTTGGTAGTTCGGAATAGTACTTATTAAAATTAGATTCGATTACAATATAATCATCTACCCATATATTCCCAGTATACATATCCGAATATTTCTTTTCCACATTATCAAAGTCTGGTTTTGATAAAGGTCTTATCATTCCTAACTCTGCTAACATTTTTTCTTTGGAATTAAATATACTTGGGGTTTTAAAATATGCATCGTATTTAACACTACAAGGAGTATAAATAAGAGATTCTAAGAAATCAAAATCATTATTAGTTTTAAATTCTTGCATAAATTTTTTATCTGCTGCACCAGTTATAGAATAAACCTGAATAAATCCAGGATTAGATCTAGCATTTGCTAATATATTATTCCCTTTACTTTTAATAAATCTAGCTCTAGGTCTAGGAGATCCTTCAGGGATTTCATATATTACCACAAATAATTCAGGCATATAATACATTTGTTGCATCATTTTATCTTTAGTATCTATTATATCTTTTAATTTAGCATCAGAAATTTTGTATGTATCTATTATCCAGTTAATCCTCTCTTGATAATCTTTGGGTATCATAGAAAATTTCTGGTTATAAATTTCTGTTTTTTGTTTTCTTGTTTTGATTTTTATCACCTCCTATTTTTAGGATATCTGCTTTATTCATAGTGTTCCCTTATATATAAAAAAATATAGGTAAGTGGTTTCCCACTTACCTATGATTTCTTAAGCAATATTTATAAAAATTTCCTTCTTTTTCAATCCTGTCATTCATCTCTTCTAACTGTTCTAACTTCTCTTCAATCTCTCTTAGTTCCCTATTAGTCTTTTTCACATTTCTTCTAGTTCTCTCTGAATACACATATAATGCTAATGCACCTGATAAAAATCCTAATAGATAATCACATGTATTCATTAATTATACCTCCGGAAACTATTAATATTTTATTCATATTAATAGTGTATAATTATAGAATTGATTACATAATAGATCCATTACCAGATTGGTTTCCACCAAGGTTATTCCAAGTTCTATATACAGATCCCATAGCTTTACTCCAGAATGATACGATATTATCTTTAATAGCATTTTTACCCATTCTAGTAATCCAATATAACTTAATATATCTAAGCATATTAGGTTCTGCTATATTTACACCACACATATTAGCAAGATAATCTAATTGTGCAGGATTCCCAATCATATCATTATCACCTTTACCAGTAGCCATAGCCATTACATCATATAAGTCTTTAATACTTAATTGAACTGTAATCTGAGTAGGCAAACCATCTTGTGTCCATGCTTGAATATCCCCACGTTGAATAGAGCAGTTTGTTATAATACCCATATCAACATGGAAGAATGATTTATAAAATGCACGTACTAAGAAAGGAGATACATAAGTATTATCACCAGCAGATCTTGGCATGCATAATCCAAGAATATGACACAAAGGAACAAATATATTTAAATAGATAGACAAAGTATCGCAATCAGGAGAATCTAAACGAATGGTAACATCATAGTTTCTCATAAAAGATGAATCAGCCCATATTTCAGGAAAATACATACGTCCACCAGCCATCATAGTATGCATGTTATGAGTAAAAGATGAAAGAAGACCCATCATACCATCACTACTACTTCCTTGGTCTAATTTAGCTCTTTCATTCATATCTACACCAGCTATTTTACCAGCAGCTCCACCTAATAAGAAGTTTACTTCTTCTGCTAAGTCACCTACTTGGTTAGCTGTAGATGCAAGACGAGATTGACGAGTACCATTTGAGAAACCTTCTTGTACTTGAGTTTCTGAATTAAGATAGAATCCAATAGATCCTTTATTGTATCCAGCAAAAGGATGTTGTGCTGCTAATTCCCAGTTAAAACTACCAAGCTTATCTTCATTTCCATTTACATTGACCACTTCGTCATCAAGATTAAGAATAGCTGCAACTGTTCTACACATCTGATTTACAGCTCTAAAATAATCCGTAGGCATAGCTTTGAAGTTATAATACCTACCAGAATTGTTTAATAATCTTCCTACTTCAGATTCGTTTACATCATTGCTAGAAATACCAGCAAGCAATGCCTTTTTAATCTGATCTTGTTGTTTGCTATTATATCCATGAAGGAAGGTAGCAACCCCAGCTTGCATTACTAGAATAGGAGATCTTGCTACAATTTTCTGAATATATTTTCTTCCAAAAGATGGGTTATTCATAGTATTATCTATTCTAGTATCAGCAATAGGTAGCCATTGGTAAGGCATACCAAATACAGCTCTTGTATTATGAATAGTCATCCTATTTAAATTTGTTACAAAATCAGATAGTTCTTTAGCATAATCACTCAGACTTCTGGATTCCTTAATATCTTTAAGGGTTTGCTTAAAATCCATTTCATTTAAGATTTTAGCTTTTTGAGTAGCTGCTAAAGTTCCTGCTCCATCTTTTTTATCTTTACTAGCCTTTTTATCTATTACATCTTCATAGTTTAGTTCATATCTATTATCTTTACCATCAGATATTACTACATAATCTTCTGTATATGCTACAACTTTAAAATTGCCACTATCCGATTTAGCAGAAGCATCGATAGTTTTGTTATTTAAGTCTTTATCCTTTTTATCTACATATACATCCATACCTACAATGGAAGAATCTATATCATCAACATTTTGTCTAGCTTCTCCACCATGTAAGTTAAGATTTAATTTAGTAATTCTTTTTTTGATAGAATCTATTTGCTCTTTGTTTGCTATCTTTCTTAATCTATTGCTATCTAAAATATATCTTCCACCAATAGTCTTTAACCAACCATTTTCTTCAGATATAATATCTATAGTTTTCCCTTTATCTAAACCACTGACAATTTTTCCATCAGCAGAAGGTGTAGCTCTTAAAAGAATAGGTTCTAGAACTTTATATGTTTCCATTAAAAGTTTCCTCCTAAAAGATTAAATCATTATAAAAATGTCAGGGATAGCAATTATGCTATCCCTGAATTATTTTATCTATTAGCTATTGCTTGCATATTATCAATAATGGATTGATAATCACTCATATTAGTAGAATTAACTCTAGTAAAGTTACCATTACTATCTACTGTAGCATTTCTAGTAGACGTTGCAATTGCCTGAGCTACTTTATCAGATCCTGCCGATGAAGCCTGATTTGAGGAAGCATTCTTAGCAAATGCAGTCGCTAATTGAACTATAGATGAGAGCAATTCATTAGTTTTAGATTGTTGAGCTATTAATTTATCAATCTTATTTCCTAAATCTATATTAGACTGAACTGAAGCCTGAACAGATGTAGGTTGAGCATAAGATTGACTTGTTGTAGTTTGTTGTAAATTAGAAGGTGAGGTTACAATTGTATCTCCAGATGCAGTAGGTTTGTTATCTACTCTACTTGCATATTTAGGATCTTTAGACAAGATATCAATTGCTTGATCTCTTGTATACCCATTATTTGTAAGATAGAGTATATCATTTTCTTCATAAGGAGATCCATTAGAAGTGGTTGTAATCTGTGGTAAGTTTATACCATTCTTAAATCTATCTAAGAAATCTCTACCATAAGATTTAATACCATTCCAAGCATTCTTAAAGAATCCTTTAATTCCACCTCTACCAAATTTACCCATTCCTGCCTTGCCTATTCTAGGTCTATTACCAGGAACTCCTTTGCCAACAACACCCTCTATAGATCCAGAGTTGTTATTAAATTTAACTCGTACTATTCTATTTCCCATACCATATTTAGAATGAGAAGAGAAATACATCTTCCCTCTACCAAATTTACCAGAACCAGAACTAGAAGTCTGAACTTTGGATAAATCATATGAATTAGGATTAATAGCACCAGTCATACCAGCACAGTTAGGATCGCTAGAAATAGTATAATGAAGATGAGGCCCAGAACCAGCACCTGTATTACCAGATTTAGCAACTATAGTACCAGCTTTTACTACATCACCTTTAGATACTAATTGTTCAGACAAGTGAGCAAATAAGTGATAATTACCAGCAGAGTCTTTGATAGAAACGAAATTACCATATCCATTAGGCTGAGATCCTACATCATCAACAGGTCCATCTACCAAGGTAGGTATAGGAGTTCCTTCGTCAACACCATAATCTATACCATTATGAGTATGACCAGGTCTATCTTCTCCAAAAGGTCCTGTTATAGGAGCTCCACCCAAAGCTTTTTGCATACCTTCTGCAGCACTTCCGCTTTGAGGAACTGATACAGATCCTCCTCCACCAGATTGGCTTCCTCCACTACTTCCACCATTGGAATCAGATCCAATATTTAAGATACTAGCAAAAGGATTATCACTACCAAATAAGAATTTTAGACTGTCTCCAAAATAAGAACTTGTAGCACCTAGTATAGATTTACCAATAGCTTTTGTAGCTTTAGATAAAGGAGCGGAAATAGCTTCAGCCATACCAGAGATTTTACCAAAGAATCCTTTAGTATAATCATCTCCACTATTTAAAGAAGGTTTAGCATTGTTTACAGAATTAGCTAATCCATTACTAACAACATTTCCTGTTTTTTCATTCATCTTAGATGATAAATTATAATTAGTATCTTTCTTAGTTGTATCTTGTAAACTTGCATTCATTCCAAAACTATAAGGATTATACCCACTATTAGAATCTAGGAAACTTGTATCTCCTCTACCCCATAAAGATTTTCCTCTACCAAATCTACTGTGTTTTCCTTTACCAGAATTAGAGTTGTTATTTCCACTCTGGCCTTTATTACCACCAGTTATATCACCTTCACCATTAAGTATCTGATGAGCAGAGGCTTTTCTTCTTGGATAGCTTGATGTGTCTCCACTAACTTCGAATCCTTGTTCCCACTGTTCTACGGCCGTATCAAGATCACTAGATAATCCACCTAATATTTTATTATAATTTCCTCCAGGACCTATTTCTAACCATAGCATGTCTAATTGAACGCCTAAATCATTCCATTGTTTTCCTCTGTTTTTAGCTATATTATCCAAAGTAGTTGCACGACTATCTAACCACTGACAAATGCCTTTAGCACCACTACTAGAATTTACAGAAGAGGGGTTATATTCTGATTCGGCTTCAATATTACCACAAATAGCAGCGGCTTGGATTTTGCTCAATCCTTTACCGATCAAGAAATCCCAGATTTGCTTAGCATTCTTAGCTTTATCTCCACTTACGGCACCACTAGATCCACTATTATTATTAGAACTTCCACCATCTCCAAAACTGATAGCTTTTTCGAATATAGATGCAACATTGCTAAAAGCACCAAAGAATGTTTTAAGCTCTTTCTTATCTCCAGAAGAAGATGATGAGGATCCATTTTTAGCACTGCCAGGATCTACTTTGCCAAATCTAGAAGTTTCTATTAATCTTGCATTTGGAGGAGAAGAAGGAATTGCACTAAGAGCATTTCTCATACCATTAGCATATTCTGATACAGGAGCTCCAAAATACCCATTATGTTTTAATCTTTGAGCAAAATCATCAACATCTTTAGAACCACCAAGAGGAGGATCATCGCATCTATTACAGTACCAAGCATAATATTCCGCCCATTGTTCTTCATTATCAAAGTGCTTGTAATAGTTTCCACCATCAGGTTGTTTCATTGATGAAGTAGAAGGTTCATTTTGTGTCATACCACCAAAGTTATAATCTTCTACAGCTAAATCAGATGTAAATCCACCAGATTCATGATACCACTGAGCATATATTAATTTCTTATCAATATTAGTTTTTCCTTCTGCCCATGCAGCTAATGCCCACATCTTTTCAGCAGAAGTTTTTCCTCTACCATAGCGAGATCTAACCCTAGGACCAGTTCCATATCTAGCTGTTCTATAACTAGTTAAAGAGGATCTACCTTTTCCATAATATCTACTTCTACCATATTTACCAGAACCATATCTCTTGGATCTAGCACTAATAGCTACAGTAGATTTAGATAATACATCATTAGCTTTATATACTTTATTAGGTTGATCTGATTCAGGATCCTGTACTATTACATTTCCTCTACTATCTATACCAGTAGCAGTTACATAATGAGGATTTTCAGCATATGGATTTCTATTAGATTCACCATTGGAATCTTGCCCCATCAATATTACAGGATTTCCAGCTTTTAAAGAAGCTTTTATAGATGAAGGATCATGTAGATTTTCTGTAGATATACCAGCTCTTCCCATAAAGTTATTAAAGAATTCAGGTCTTGTACCACCATCAGTTTCTTTATATCCACTCTTAAGAGCATATTGTGCAGCTACTCTAGGATCTACATCAATACCAAGAGATGATAATGCATTAGAAGCAGATACAGGTCCACATCCAGAATCAGCCATAGATTGAACTTCAGAGTCTGCTGAAGAATTAAATGGCATAGAATAAGCAGGATCTAATTGAGAATAGAAATTGCCTCTTCCATATCTAGAATGTTTTCCTTTCCCATCTTTCTTCTTATCATCATCACTACTATCTCCACCAAAATATTTATTTAGTTTTTCTGTAGCAGTTTTTCTAAGATCATTTAATCTTTCTGCACCAGAGTTTATAGTTTCTTTACCTTTATTTACAACACTAGTCCATCCTTCAGATAAACCAGTCTTAAAGTCGTTCCACTTTTCAGCTGCAGTATTAGCCAACCAAGTAGCATTATTAGATACCCAATCTTTACCTTTATTGATTATTTCACTTATAGAATTGGCTCCATTGCTAACCATTTTCTTAAGTTTATCAACGAATCCTTGGCTATTGCTATCATTAGATCCTCCTTCTGCAATACTATCAACAGTAGACTGATCATCTTTACGTCCTTTTTCTCTTCTTAATTCTTCTAATTCTTTCTTTCCGAATCCAAAGAAAGGACCAATATATTCAATAGCTAATTCAAGAGCAAAGTCTTCAGGTAAGATTACTCCTAAGAAAGGAATAGCTCCAACTAATGCTGTTACGATACCAGCTACAACCTTCATACCAGTTGTTGCTGTACCTTCTTTAAGTTTAAGCATTTCATCTGCATTTTGATACCCTTTATAGAAGTCGTAAATAGCAAAACCAGCAGTAACAGCTATACCAATTACTGCACCTACACCAGTAGCGGATACAGCAGTAACAGCGGTAGATTTAGCTAATTTAGCAACAGCTTTAGCCATATTAGCAGGTTTGGCAGCATTTTCTAAGATCTTAGCTCCGAAATTCATAATGTATTTTGCAGCTTTACCACCATTAGGAATTACATCAACAATCTTAGATGTGAATTTGGTAATACCTTCTTTAAGCTTAACCAATAATGCTTTTACCATTTCTGTATTTTTACCACCATTAGAAGCTAAATCTTCAGCTCCATTAGCTAATTGCTTTTCTGTTTTGGCTAAGTCGGAAAGTTTATTAGGTACGGCTCCTCGTTCTGCTACATATTTATTTAATGCATCAGAATTGTATACTTTTCCTTCTGTACCAAATACTTTGCCATTGATTCCAAATTTAGAAGCAATGTCAGATATTCCCATTCCTTTGATACCTAACTTATTGGCTACCCAACCAGCAGCTTTAGATCCAGCATAGCCAGTGGCTGTATCCATTGCGAATTCAGTACCACTTACTTCTTGACCAGTAGCAAGATTATAAAGCTGTTTAGCAGCAGCACCTGCAGCACCAGTCCCTAATGCCCCAGCACCTAAGAACTTAGAAGCTAATGCACCACCAGCACCAAATGCTAAGTCTTTTGGGGCTTCTCCTGCAGCTCTAGCAGCAGCTTCTTCATCACCATTAGCTTTTGCATCTATATATTGATATGCATCTATTAAGGCAGGAAGACCAGCACCCACTAAACCAGAACCTTTTTCAAGTACAGATCCAGCTTTGCCTAAACCAGCCCCTAATTTTCCTAAAGGACCAGCAACTTTGCCTTCTGTAGTGTATTTTGCATTTTCATAGTCCTTTTTAATAGGATCAGGTATTTTTTCCTTTACCCACCCTTTAACGTTATCCCAAATACTAGAGGCTCCCTGTTTTAATACATCTTTTCCTTTTCCAAGCATACTTGCTATGGCAGGTCCTAAAACAGGAATACTAAGTAAAGGCATTAAGAGGTTATCTAATAAACCACCAGCACCACCAAGAAGTCCATCTAATAAACCACCAGAGGATTTACTGCTTTTAGCTTTGGCACCAATACCTACACCAGCACCTATCTTATTAGCAATAGATTCTAATGCTATTGTAGATCTTTCTTGTAGAGCAAGTTTGTGTTTATTTTTAGCATTGATTTCTCTATTGTGTTTATTAGGTAATTCCATCATCTGACCATCTGAAGATGAAATACCATATTCTTTTACATCGCCATCACCAGTAGGAACCGTGGTGACATTTTTACCATTCTTTCCTTTAGTAATGGATCCAACACCAATAGAAGAAGTAGAGGCATTAGTAATACTACCAGCATCTAATTCATGAACATCTCTAGATATTTCATCCTTGGTACGCATTTCAGTAGGTTTAGAAGTAACTTTATCAGTATCACTGCTATCTGAATCTTTATCATCGGATGATTTTTTATCTCCACCCAATATTCCTCCTAATAAACCTCCAGCTCCTCCAGCAGCTTCTGCTTTAGCTCCACCAGAGAATAAACTGCTTAATGCACCAATAACTCCACCACCAGCATGCTCTTCAGAATTCTTTATATCTTCAGGAGTAATAGCTCCGGTTACATTAGGCATAGAAGTAGTGGTTCCAGAACCATTTTCTTCCATACCTTTTATTTTATCGAAGTATCCTCCTTCTCCAAATATTGCTTGTCTAAAACCAGAAGCAATGCTAAGAGTGAATGCTGTTTGTTTATAATCTGTTCCTACAGCAGGTTGTGTTAAGAACGAATAGATATCATTAGTAGATTTGATAGCATTGTCTGCTCCTTCTTTGTATTCTTCTCGTTCTCTTAATACATCACCTTTTCGTTTGTTTAATTCATCAATACGATTGGTAATAATACGATTGAATACTTCTAACTTTTTGATATCTTCATCATTCCCACGAATAGCTCCAACAAAGCACTGTATAAACATTTGTTCACTAATAGGTACTTTTGTAGCATCCATTCCATGCGTTAGATCAGAATATATCCTTCTAGCATCTTTGGTAATATTATTTATACTTCCCTTACCTTGGAATATATCTATAGCAGCTTTGGATCGGTCTATTTTATTTTGTGCTGTTTTTATAGCTTGAACTAATTGGTTATATTGTTCATTATTAATACGACCACTATTTTTTAGTTTATTTATTTCTTGGATACCAGCACCATAGCCTTTTTTACGGAAAGTTTCTGAGAATTTATCTGCATTTAGATCTACATCGCCATTTGTATCTTTTCGTATTTGATCAAAGACACCTTCGGCATCAGCAAATAATGTTTTAGAAGCTTTTCTATTATGATAATCTATTCCATGATGTTTTAGATTATCTATCAATTCAAGGCTATCTTTTAATTTAGCTCTAGAGACGTTTACTCTATCTATATTAGTAGCATTTACGTCTCCCATCATTCTTAACATATTAGTTCCATCATCTTGCATACCAAAATCATCAGCTATTCTGATTTGGTCTTCAGTAGAACCAATACCATGTCCAGATCTGATAAGAGCTTTCTGTGCTCTATTACCAACATTTCTTTCTAAGAATTTAGCTACTCCACTAACTGCACCACCAGCAGCTTTAGTTAAAGATTTTACCTTAGATCCTATCTTCTTACCAATTCCTAATTTATCAAATATTCTTTCAAATAATAAACCAGGAGTCTTTAATTGATATTTGAACCAGTTAGTCATAGCTTTGCCAGTATCAAATAATCTTACACCAATCAATTTAGTAAGAGGAGCAAATGTATTAAATACAGGTTTTAATAAATCATCTTTAACCCATTTACCAAGGTTATCTCTAACATCAATAACTTGTCTTCTAAGAGGATCCGTTACATGCCGTCTAATAGCACCAGCTAAACCACCACGTCTTACGCCTTTACTATCAGGAATACCAAGCATAAGTTCTTTGAACTTTTCTGTCGTAGACATCATTCCTATTGCAGAACCAAGCATAGCATTTCCAAGAATACCAAAAGGTCCTAAGAACATTGTGGAAATCGTAGCAGCAGCTACTCTAGGGAAATATTTCTTGATCTTTTGTTTTCTATCCTTATTTAATAAACCACCCTTATCACCAAATAAGAAATCATTTACTTCTCTATTATTTTTAATAAGAGTAGCAGCGGCACCAATCATAGCACCACCCAAAGGACCAAAAGGAAGAATCAAACCACTAACAGCACCAGCAGTTATATATTTCTTTCCATCAGGAAGATATTTCTGCATAGCTTCCTGCATCTTCTTAGAAATAAGACCTTCTTTTCTGGTGATAGTACCATCTTCATTGATGATATCTTCACCAAATACAGTTCTTTGGAAGAAAGAGCTACTTTTAATGATATTAAGACCAGCACCAGCCATAGCACCAATCAAAGGTCCACCAAGAGGGAATAAAGTACCAAGAATAGCACCTTTCATCCCACCATCAATACCTCTACCGAGATTTTTCTTTACAAGGTCATTAGCTTCTTCTATTGCATCTCCGATTCTAAATCCGAATGCACTTTCAAAGAAATCGCTAATACCAGCAGTCCCGACAGATCTATTGATTTGGTTTAATCTCTTTTGGAATTTGCTTGATTTCTTAGCACGTCTAGAAGCACTTCGTCTTCTACCACCTCCTGCACCTTCAAACAATCCTAATTGTTCAGGTCCAGTTATTCCACTATCTACATATCCACCCTCAGCATTGTATTGAGAATTTCTGATAGAGCTTATAAGTTGATTCTTATAAGCTTTTTCATGATCTAATTGACTCCCAATATTTACTCTATCCCTATCAGGATTGAATGGATTCATATTAGCAGGTATTACAAGTTCACCCTTACTAAGAGTTGTAAATGTTACATCGCCCTTCTTAGGATTTACATATCGAATACCATTTGCGTTGGTTTGTATATCTTCTCCATCAGCAGGTTCGTTTCCGATTATAGCTCCTTTAATATCGGATGCTGTATCGTTTACCTGCTGTTTTGCAAAGTCATATAAATAGTTGGTATTATCTCTAGCATGCTTTGCCATCAATCTACCAAATGCTTTTGTCTTTCTTCTAGCTTTAGTATAGGTTTTATCAAAATCTATACCAAACCATTCACCAAGGGATTTTATCTTCTCAGGTAAAGTTTTAGCTAATTTATTCTTAAGAGAACCTAAGATATCATTAATATGATCATTGATATTATCTGTGATTTCTCTAAAGTTATTAACCATTACATCAAAGATACCATTGATTGGTTTTCCATCTTTGTCTTTCTTACCAGTTTCAGTACCAAATAGCATTTCATAAATGGACTTATCAGCACCTTCAATAACAGCATTTAAAATACCTGTAGGAGCTCTAAATACACCCTCAATATTAGATTGAAGGATGTTTAATTTTTCTCCTAAAGATCCAGCACCAATAAGACTAGTAAGAAAATCATTAGCTTTTCCTGCTACACCTTTACTAAGAACTTTACCTCTCATAAAGTCTTTATATTCAGGAGTATTAGCCATCTTAGCTGCTTCTTGCATAGATTTATTGATTTCATCAAAGTTAGCATCTGCACCTAAGGAAGAATTAAATGCACTAGCTTTCTTAGTAGCTTCTAAAGTAGCAGTTTGTCCATCGCTATATACAACTCTGGTACCTTTATTTCCTAATTGCTCTTTGAATGCTCTGTCTATGTTTTCATACATAGCTTTATCAGATTTTCTATTAGCAGATCGTTGTGCTTTTCTATACATAATATTCCGAATATGGAATAACTCTCTATAGATATCTAGCTGATAGTTTTCGGCATTAGCATTTCTTAATGAATTCAATATACTATTAGCTGTACCGGATTTATTTTTTACAAATCCACCACTAGCTGCTTCATGTTGTAGCCCCTGATCTGCAATATCAAAATTATTTACGTAATCTGCCTTAGAAGCTAATGCAGCATTTAACCTTTGCTGTTGTTTAGCTAATAATCCAGATGCTCTCATCATATCTAAGACCATTGTAAATACTTCTGCAGAAGTTCCAGGATCAGCATAGTTTTGTATATTTCTATAAATATCTCTAGGATTGAAATTTCCGTTCTTGAAAAGTCCATCCATTATTTTTATTCCGACTTTATATATTTCTTTTTGTCGTTCTTTTCGGATCTGTGGATCATCAGTTCCTAGTTTATTACCTTGTACTGCACTAACCAAAGTCTTTCTCAAATCATGAAAGGCATCTCGTTTTAAACTATTATCTATCTTTTTATCAAAGTTTTTAGCAAACTTTTCTCTTGTCCAAGTACCTTTCTGATAATCGAATACACGAATTTCCTCTCCAGTTAAAGCAGATTCTATTCGTCTTAAATAATTAGGAATAACTTCTACAATAGACTTTTGAGCAATGCCATTAAAAGCTATAGGACCTTTGTTATATTTAGATGCATCAAAGTTTTTAGCAAAGCTTTTATATTGTTCTTTATGACCTATGATCTTAAATAAAGATCCAAAATCTCCATCTCTAGATCCTTTACCTAGATCATATACTTGAGCTAGAGCTGATTGAATATAGCCTGTTAGATTTTCATCAAATCTCTTCATGCTATTTTGTAAGCTCTTACCCATTGCAGCTTTTACACCTTGTTTAAGAACAGTACCCATAGGATTTCCAGTGAACCCAGAAATTATCATAGGTAATGCATCTTTAAACATCTTAACCATACCTAAAAGTTCATTAGCTTCTTTCTTATCTTTTACAGAAGCAAGATAGTTTTCAAAGCTAAATCCATTTTCAGTAAATATTTTCTTATTAGTATCTACTCTAGAATTACCACCATCTTGTTTCTTATAAATGGCTCTTTGATATTCTATTAGTTCTTTTAATATAGCATTGTTTTGATTAGTTAAGTTAGTCATAGTCTCAAAATACTTAGTAGCATTTTGAGTATATCTTAGCATAACTTTGTTATTGAATTCTATAATAGAATTCATACCTTGAGAAAGAGAACCAAATCCAGTTTGCATAACACTCAATTGTTTTTCACCTTGAACATATTGAGCATTAGCAATTAATTGTTGGTTTCTAGCTTGGGCATTGGCAGAGTCCGCTATAATTCTAGATAAAGAATTGGTACTGTTTCTAACTTCTCCAGAAACGATAGAAGCTACTAAAGTATCACCTCTTGTTACTTCGGCAATACCTTTAACACCAGTATCCTCTCCTTCTGATCCTCCAGCTCCTTCTAAATCATTCATGAAGTCATCATCGAAAAGATCAGCAAGAAGGCTAGCCATCATCTTATTTTGATGCTTGGCTAATTCTTTATTCTCATGATAGTAATTACCTGTTGTAATTTCCATTTTAAGGTTCTTAAAAGTATCTTTAACAGGTTTGTAGACATATTGGTCTCTAAGATTTCTAATCTTAGTACCAACAGATCCTTTACTACCTACTATATCTTTATAGTAAGATTTAGCAAACTCTTTATTACTTTCAACAGTACCTATCGTAATAGGCATCTGTTCTTTTAACACTTCAGTGGCAGCAAATTTAATAGATTTACCAACACGTTTAGTGTATTCCATAATAGAGTTTTTTGCCATAAAAAACTAGAACCTCCTTCATTTAATATAGCATTATAACAATGTCATATTTAGATATAATGATCCCCTTATGCCCGAAAGCATAAGGGGTTTTGATATATTTTTATTGTTCTTTTTCAACAGTATCTTCATCATCAAATACAGGTTTTTTACCTTCAATATCATTCCAAAATCTGGATTGATGTTTAGGGGTTACAGTAAACCATTTGTCATCAATCATAGAAGAAATGATTTCTTGTTGATAGGTGGATGCATTGATGAATGTGATTCTAAATTTATATTTAATAGAAGCATCTTTTCTATCAAATACTGTTCTCCACCCAAAAGCAATATTAGAATCTGTTTTAAATCCTACTTCTTTTGCATTGATACTAAAAGAAAGTGTGTTAGGATAGTTCTTATTGCTAATAGAAGGAATATTTTTAAGAATAGTATTCATAATATTATGAAGTACAGCACTATCTAATGCTGTATCCCCACAATAAGACTTTAGTTCAGGAACATGCTTTAAGATATTAGTATAAGCATCTTCAAAGGAATCAAAAGTTTTAGCAAGATTTGTAGATTGGAATCTAGGTTTAGTAAATTTCATTATAATTTCCCCCATTAATTTTCATCATCGAATTCACGATATTCTTCTGCTTTTTTAAGAATTTCTTTAGCTTGTTCTATATTATTGACTTCTAAGTCTTTAATATTATTAACAGATTCTTCTTGTTCATCAGCAATGATTTCATCTATATTAGTATCTTCTATTATAGAATCTTCTTTAGATTTATTAGCTAATGCAATTTTATAAATATCATCATCTGTCATATCTAATTCACATTTTGAAAGCATAGCAGATTTGATATCATTGCCAACTTGTCTTACTTCTTCTTGAGCACCACTACTAGTTCTTAATGTAATGAAATGAGCAAGTTGAGAATAAGTAAAAGTCATCATTACCTTTGTATTTACATTCATAGGTAACCATGCTCTGGCATCTTCTTTTAATAATCCATTAGAAAGAGCATATTTATATGTTTCAAAAGGATCAGTAAACTTTGTTAATTCATCTTTCACTATAGGATTTAGATCATGGTAACGATCTAAACAAATATCAATAGGATTTATAAATTGAGATTTATCTGTGTCATGTTTTACATATCTTTGTGATTCTTGTGATATAGCCACTCTGTGACGAGTCATCTGATTAGCACAAGCTCTAGAGATATCATGGAATACTACACTAAAAGTGCATACTTCCATAGCATCATGAAGAGTAAACCCATACTCTTTGATTTTATTATAAACCTCTAAAGGTTTAGACCCATATACGAAAGTTACTGTTTTACCAAATTCTTCTTCTTCAGGATCTTTTACATCTTCCGCTACAAAGTCATAATTATTAGGAGATTCTAATTTTTCTTTTTCATATCTAAATTGAGTTACTTTAGAAATGATTTCTGTTGCATTTGTAATAGGATGATATATACATTCATCTTCATCCAAGTATCCTTCTTTGATATAAGAATCTAATAATTCTTTTTCAAAAGATTGATACATTATATTTTTAATTACATTTCCACAGAAGATATTTTCTTTATCGGTTTCTTTAAGAATGTTACCAAAAGCTCTTACAGATCCTCCTAATAAAATATAGATTTTATTATTGTAGAATTTGGTAATCACTTTATTAAAATTACAAGTAGAAAGAGTTTCTATTACATCGTATATATCGAATATATTACATGTTTTATCAAATTCTAAAGATATTAAAGCTATTGTGTTAGTATGCTCAAAAGGAGATTCATGTCCTCTTGCACCCATACGTTTAGCATATTCTAATTGAGCTTTATATCCTTCTACAGGTAGCATATTTACGCATACTCTACCAGCTCTATTTAAGATATAAACATTAGGAGCTACATCAATAACTCTAAATTCCATTTTTAAATCCGTTTCAAGATTTTCATAATTAGGTTCAGCCCATTTTTCATTTCTATTCTTTTGACTTTTCTCATTAGCTTTTACAGCAAATTTCTTAATAAGATTACCTAGCATATAGTTTCTCTCCTTTTAATATAGTTCGATCCTTCTTATAGACAAGTTATATCTTTAGTAAAAAATAAATCCCATACTCATTATGAGTATGGGATAAATAATTAATCTATAAGTTTACCAGTATAATATAATCTACCACAAGGATCACAGTAAGAATCATCTATATCTTCTTGATCATAATTTAAATAACTATGCTTTCTATGATTATGGAAAGGACCACCATAATATTCTCCTCTCCAACCAGAGTCTCTACTTTCATAATCATATAAATTAGGAATTCTAGGAGGACGGCAGATGTTTCCTGTTGTATTATCACAACAACTGCATTCTTTTGGATATTTTCTTCCATATACATAATTTGTTGGTTGATTATACGAATTGCATTCATAAATCATATTTGTTGTATAAGGAGTATGGAAATTAGATCCAGGAATGATTCTATTTCCATTCTTATCTATATCTTCATAGAATACTTTATTTACTTCATCATATTGCCCATCTGAATGAATTATGATACAAGAAATATTATTATTCTTACAGAATCTAATGATAGGATAAATAGAATTAGCTCTGTATGAAGCATTGCAATCAGCGAATATTATAACCCTATTAATATTAGTAGAATTAGAGAAAGGATGGAAATTTATCATATTATCAATAAATCTATCTACAGAATACTTGACTTCTGTATGATCTCTAAAGTCTCTAACAATAGGAGAAGAACACATGTTCTTATAATCTACTCCATACATATGAGCTATATGTTCTACATCATAATCAGACCTGGGAGAACCACCATAAACTACTTCTAGATTCATTCTATTATGGAATCTTTCAAAGAAAGTAATCAATGTTCTAGTAACCAAATATGGCTCATAATTCCATAAAGGATCTACAACAATAGCAACTCTTCCATAAGGTCTAACATATTGGGTTGCTGTATCTTTAGAACAGTTACAGTTTGTCCAATTATTATATATCTGATTCTGATCATATTTTACTTCAAAAGAACAAGTAAATTCTGCTTCTGCAGTTACATCAGTCCAGTTTAATATAAATTGATCTTGTTTATCTAAGTTATCACCATGACAGCAATTACAATTACCCATTATTCTTATTCCCCTTTCTAGATCCATTTAACCTATATTCCTTTTTAAGAGATTTAACGAATACTTTCATACCAGGAATAAGCATATCTTTGGGAAGATCCATAAGATCTTCTATGGTATCTACAATTAAGAATTCATCTGTAGGTTCAGGTTTGATATATCTATCGTTCAATACATGTATTACAGAATATAAATCAGATACTTGTCTTTCCCCAAATGATAAACTACCATCTATAATATCTATATCTTTATTAGATACTATCACAGGAACAATAACAGAAGATTCTATATCTTTAGTTACAGGAATGATTATATCTACTACACCATTAAATTGTTTTAACGTATCTACTCTATCTAAATCAACCATACAATCAAGTTCATTTATCTTATAATCATGCATATGAACTACACAATCCATAAGATCAATATCTTGATATTCAGGTTCTATTTCCAAATCAGATAGAATTTCTCTAATATAATCATCAACCTTTATAGTTGCTTTAAACTCTGTATTAGAAGTGCAACCAACAAGTACTTTTGAGAATATAGAATAGATAGCTCTACTAGGTTGGATATTGGTTCTTCCATATAGATATAATTGTTTAATTCTATCACCAAGTTCTAATTTAGAATCTAGATCATAGTTTTCGATAGTAGATAAATAGTTTAGATTTCCACCATAGATCATATTGCTACTAAAATTCTTAGCATTGATATTTACAGTAGAATTTAAAAGATCTGTTTTATTCCAAAAATCTTTTACAGTTAATTTAGCTTCAAATGAATTCAAATCATTTTCTTCTATATTTGCTTTTTCGTATTTAAAAGATACAGGTAAGTCTTTATCTATACCATATGCAAAGTCTAATTCACCAGCCAATAAATCAGTATTTTGCTCTTCATCTTTTAATTCGAAATCGGCATTAAGAATATCTAAATTATCGAATTCACTCTCTTCTAATTTAACCTTACCTTTTAATTCAGGAAACAGCATGTAAGATGTATTTTCTAATACTAGATCAGTTCCCTTTATTTCTATAAGATTATTTTCATCTTCTATATATTCTGGTTCTAAGTCTAATACAGCAGTTATATATTTTGCTTTATTAGCTGGAACCATAGAAGTTTTGCCCTCTACAATAGCAATATACTCTACATAAGCATTATTATAAACTTCGACAGATGCTCCAAATTCTTTATTATCATATCTGCCATATAGTCGTAGATCACCATTAATAAGATTAGAAATAACCTGATTATTTCTATTGGACGAAACAGATTCCGGCATCTTATAATCCTCCCAATCTTATTGATTTAATCACATAAAAATCCGTATTATAATAATGTGGCGTTAAATATGCCAAAACTTATAAAAATGTGTATTTTTTAAAATGCTTATGAATGGCATGGTTAAGCCAACCATAAAGGTTTTTTAAAAATTCACTGTTGTGTTAAACTTATTTTCAATTGCGTATTTTAGAAGAAAAGAGTAAAATAAAAAACTTAATTTGATAATATACTCAATATCAAATAAATAGTATCTCTTTCCTTGAAGTCGATAAATCTATCTAAATAAAAACGTAAACAATATTAACTAAATACTACTCTAAAATACTTATACTAGATGGGGTATTTTGGGGTTTTAGACACAAAAATATCTCCATAGCGATTTGCTATGGAGATACAAATTAATCTGCTTCATCAATAACTTCAACACGGTATCCAACAACAAATTCTTTTCCATCTTCTTGATATTTATAGGTTACGCAATAATAACCTTCTGCATCTTCTTCATCTAAACCAAGAGTTGTAATAAATTTCTTAATATCTTCAGAAGAAACTTCAGTAGTAGCTTCATCATCAGAAACATATTCTTCTACAATACTCTTAGCATAATCTTCTGCAGATTCTGCAGTCTTAAAAAACAAGTTTACTGCTAAAGTAGAATCATCATAAATCTTACTATCTGTTACATCGAAAGTATCAGAAGTGATTACAAAATAATTTTCCATATCCCATTACCTTTCTTTGAAAGAAAATTAATATATTACCTAATAGTACAGAATATAAAATTATTATTTGTAAAACTTTATAATAAAGAATATATAGGGAGGAAAGAAAAGACTATGATTACCGTAAATATCTATAATATCTTTGATGAATTATCCGATGGAGTTAAAAATAATTATATAAATAGAAATGATACAGAATTATTAAGATTCTTATCAGTTCAAGTAGATAATCTTATTGACTTTGATGAAGATAGAAAAATAGAAGCTTTTAAATTTATAGATGAAATAGAATTATCTACTGAAGGATTATTGAAGTTAGAAGCAGAGATTGAAGAATTATTCTTTCAAAAAGCAGAAGTTCAAATTAATTGGCTTCTTATAAATACAGATGGTAAGATTTATAGTATGAAAGATTACCATAAGATCATGCTGAATAAAGATCTGATTAGAGAAGCTGGTATAAAACATATTGAAGAAGATGTAACTCAATTTAGAAAAGATGCAGAAGCAGAATTGAACAAGAAATCTAATCAAATTAATATTTTGAATGAAATGATAAATCTTGTAATACTTACTACCTGCTATATCATTTTAGATAAAGAAACAGTCAAAAAGTCTAAAGAGATAGAAGAAGAAACCAAGGATAATACTGAAAATTATGTAAATGAATTAGATATGATTTTAGATAAGATGGGATCTTTATTTCCTGGAGAAGATGATATTTCTATTACAAAGATAATCTATAATGGAGAAGAAATCTCTACAGATGATTTTACTAAAGAATTAGCAACTCATAAATATCCTTCTTATTATGAAAAACAAATTCCTATTGAAGATACATTGGATACTGAATATAAAATATTTACAACCAATGGTGTCGTAACAAAGAAAAAATCCACAGATATCTATAATATGGATATTACTATAGATAAAAAGTAAAATCATTTATATATTATTATAGTGAATGAATAAAATATGATGGTCCTCTACCCGTATAAACTACGTGGTTCTTCAGAACTTTGAGCATGTCTGAAGTAAAGCCCCCTACCCTCATAAACTGAGTGGTTCT